GTAGAGATCCGACTTAACCCTTTTGAATTTTTGAAGACGCGAAGATACGAGTCCAATATACTTGGAATCAATCAAATCCATTATGAAGGGTGCTTATTTTGCTTTCTCTATTGTAGCAGGGGAAGTATATGGTGTCAAGAAAAGACTTACTGTTGGAATGATTCCTGTCAAAAATGCAACTATTGCAATTGCTCCAACTGCTTTCCATTTAAATTGATTTATTGATTCTACCTTTTTTTCTACTTTTCCTATTCTTTCTCCCAATTCTCTAGAAATTTCTTCGTGCTGTTCTTTTGAAGTTTTTTTGATATCTTCAATCATTGATACAATTAAATTATCCGTCCTATTACATTGCTCGATTTTTTCATTATGAATGGCAAGCATTTTACTAATATTTTGACTCGTATCACTAATCTTTTGTATTGCAGAATCAATACGTGACATCATCTGTTCGTACACGGATAGTCTTTCCTCAAGAACTGCTATTTTTGTATCGGGTGATGATTGTTGAAACATATTACCTCTTCTTTTTTGAGTTTATCAATGATTTTTTATATGGTGGAGGCAGTCTTCTAGCAATCTTTGATCTACCATCAAGTTTTCCTATTGGTAAATCTTTTCCAGCAGTTGGTCCTGGATCAAAACCCTGGGCGCTACCGCCGAATCCAGCCTTACCTGCCGTACTTGCGGTACTCATTGTTGGAGCATCTTCTTGAAGATTTCTAACTATTGCGATAATTTTATTAATATCCATTAGATTGACTGCAATATGTTAAGGCAACTTTGATCTGGTTTTATAAAATGGATTTGAGATCTTGGATACTCGGGAATTCTATGTAAAAATACAAGAAAACTTTTTATAGAAGGCCAAAGATCTTTTTCCAAGTTATAAAATAACAGAGGAACGGCAGCATCATCAAAAACATTGAATAGAACAGTGAGGTGGTTGAGAATCAAATGAGTCTTAAGCACCCCAGTATTCTTATATCTTTTTAACAACCTTTTCACATATTTAATTCTTTTTAAATCATCCTCAAAATCTTCTCTAGTAAGAGCCTGAGGATTATCGTAGAATTTTATAGCAAATAACAGATAATTGTTTTCATTCAACTCATCAAATCTCATATTAAATCATGCTTTTACTGTTAAACCTGTAGTACCTAATCCTACATTAGCAACGCCAAGAGAATTAACTCCACCACCTGCTCCACCAATTCCACGAATAATATCTGAAGAGAATGTTGTTGTAACGCCAACACCATGACTAGCATCAGTAATGACACCAACGACTGGGCGTGTCATATCAATTTTTAGAACTGTACCAATACCCGAGGATCCTGCTCCACCAGCACCAAATCTTGGAGCAGTGAATGCAAATGCGATTCTATTGCTAATCTGTCCGTTATAACTGGTGTTCTTAACGATACTAGAAGGAATTGAATTAGCTGCGTTTGGTAGATGATTGAAAACTGTAGATCCATTAGCAAACGATGCTGCAGTTGCAACAAAGTTAGTCGAAATTGTTCCACTTACAGCATTATATCCATTAACAGCAATTGTGGCACCAGCACTACAGAATACAAGTTCGTTGAATACTAGGTGAACGTATCCCGTTGCTCCAGTTGAAATACCTACAGTTCCAAGTCCAATTGGACTTGTTCTACTTGGTTCTTCAAAGAAAACTGCAACTGGTTGTGCTAGTCCTAGTCCAGCATTTGCACCCAAAATACTAGTAGAAAGACCAGTCGAAAGACCAGATACTTGGACGATTAATTCGTCGTAATAAGTAGTTGAAAGGCCCGATTGTTCAATCGTACCATATCTTCTATAATTCCATCCTCTGCTATCAGCAAATACATTATGAGGAGTATTGTTCCTGTCAGCATTACTATAATTTTTTGGGATATTATATCCGTTCGCTGCAGTTTCAGTGGTTGTAGAAATGCCCCAAAGTGACATGTTTTTTACCTATAATTCTTTTTCTATTGATATTTATAAAAAAAGGAGACCTAGGTTTTAGATCTCCTTGTAGTTGAGAGTTAAAATCTCAAGGGGTGATGTCTTTAGCACCCTTTGCCTTCAGAGCATTTTGTGCCTGAATAAGAATGAGTGAAAGAATACCGTTTGATTTTACCTTTGGATTTGCTCCAAGTGCTTCCGAAACTGCAAAAAGTACAGTTGCGATAAGTGCTTGGTTAGCAAGTGCCCATGCGATTACTGCTGACATAGTGACCTCGTGTGAAGGATCCTGTCTTATTTAGTAAAAATCAATCAAATCTTGAACTTTGCATTTCACGACCAGATGCTCTTTGCCTTTCTGCTTCTGCCTTTTTTGTAGCAAGTTTTTTAGCAGGTGGATTTGTTGGTGGTTCTGGATTAACTTCGCTAGTGCGATCCTTTCTTACACCCCTTTTTGCTTCATGTTTGGCAATAGTTTCTCCACTCCTAGTCATCATTCCCCCTTTATTTCTAGACCTTACAAATTCTACTGCGCGATCACGGGGTTTTCTTGGATTTCCCGCATCTTCTCTTCTTCTTTCATCAATCATTTCACCTTCTGGTTCATAATGATTATACATTTTTTGAGTGGCATCAATTGCATCCGCCCTTTGTTGCAATCTACCAAGTAATCCACCTTCTGTTGGTTTTTTACCTGCTACTGCTGCTGCTACTCTTTTTTTATCGGAAGATGCTCTAGTTGCATCAGATGCTAATGGGTTTTTAATTCCTAATCTTGCAGGCCCAATATAACCATCACCTGCTTCTTCAGTAGCAATCATTACAATAGGATTCTTAACACCCAATCCAGATCTCAATTTGTTTTTGATAAGATTAATTTTGGTTGGAATCTCTCTTGGATCAGTTACAGCATCTTTGCCCCTTTTAAGTTTTGGTTCATCATCACATCCACAGTCCGCTTCTTCACCTAATTTTTCCCCCCCACGTTCTGCGGTCAATTTAGCAGCGATTGCCATTTGCTGCTTCTTTTTCTTCGACTTATTTTTAAACTGTGGGGCATCAGAGGTTTGGAAATCCTTTATAACATCGCCCATATCTGCTTTCGCAAGATTCATTTTTTCATCGAGTTCTATAGCAGAAATGAATTTTCTGAAGGCAGAAGATTCTTTTCTAATTCTACGAACTCTGATATCATCACTACCAGGCTCAAGAGGAGAAATTTTAACTACACCAGATTTATAGTTATCTACACCCTTTCCTGTAATTTTTTTATCATTTGAATCATTATTCACTTCGCCAAGAAATTCTTCTTTTTGAGTGGCAATTGCATTACCAATTTTTTTGCGGCGATTCTTTAGATATTTGTCATTCTTATCTACCTTACCATCATTATCAATATCATCATCCTCTTGACCTACTGGATCAAGTGCTTCTGTTCTTGTCTTCATTGCATCGCCAATTTTTTTGCGGCGATTTAATAAGTACTTATCATTAGGATCATTTTTTTTACCATCATTATCAACATCACTATCTTCTTTTCCTACAGCATCAAGACCCCTACCAGATGCTACTGCTGCAGTTTGCTCTCCACTCTTTCTCTCGCCCTCATATGGCTTACCATATTCTGGCGCCATTTTATCAAGCATTTCAACTGAACTAATATTTGGATTTGCTCTTAACTGATTAATCTTTTCACGTGTAGCATATCTATAGTAAGTTTTTTTAGTATTCTTATCAGTAACTCTTACGTGATACTTTCTTTCTTTAATTGCATTCAATTCTTCAAGATATTGATCTCTAGCATCAACATTAGAAGTTGCCTTTTCACCAAGAACAAAAACACGATAAAGTGATTCTGCAAGACTATCGGAAACCAATTCACCAATCTCATAATCTTCAGCAATTTGCGACTTAACAGCAGATTTCTCCATAGGAGAAAGATTGCTATTCTGCATATAATTAGAAAATGCCTGCCCTAAGGTGATATCTTCCCTTCTCGCTCTATAACGAATATCGTAAATTGCTTGACGAATTCTTTTTTGAGATTTTACTTTTGGATCTGCTGAGTTTTCTCCACGGTCTCCCCCTTTCTCATCCTTTTTATCAGGAGCAGATTGAGCTACGGCAGGAGTACCTTTACGGGATGGAAGTTCCTCAAAAATATTTTTACTCATTGGAAGACTAACTTACTTACTTTTTCCTATTCTTATTTATGAAATCAATTCCGTAAGGTTTGGCGCCAGGATTGAAATTTTTAGATCCAACACCAATTGCACCAGGAGTTTTACTTGCAACATTTTCAAAATACCCCTTTGTACCAATTAGTGTATTGGGATGTTGCTTATCTCTCATTCTTCGGTCCATTTTGACTTCTGTATATTCCATCACATCTTTAATCCAAGATTTAAACATAATATTATCTTCTGTCACACAAATCAAATAATTAGTACCACGACGAATAATACGACCAACTAATCCAGTGTTTAGATTTTCAACAAGTTCACCAATTCGATAAATGTTTTCTACAAGATAATTCTCTCTAAGAGTTTGCCAATCAAACTTAGGAGCAATCTCCCAAACATTCCAACCCTCCTTAATATTCATTCCAACCCTAACAGTATAGAATAAATCTAGTGCATCTTTGCGAGACAAGGTAGAAGGAAGACCTTTACGGAATGCCTGAAAATCTCCTTCCGCAGCTGCTAATCTTAAACGAGAAGCAGACATTCCTTCAACACCTTCTGCATCAGGATCTCTATCTCCAGCAGACATTACTTCAATATTATCAAAAGCATAAAGAGAACCATTATAATTTCCAGCAAGTTTTTCAAATTCCTTAACTCTATCAGCACCACCAACAATTCTCACATTCGCATATCCATCATTATGTGCTTTCTTAAGCACATCAAAAATAGTTCTATTGGCAGGATCATTTACAATTTTCTCACTATATTGAGGGAACATCTTCCTCATATAAGAGATCTTTGTATCTGCATCTAGGGGATTTTTCTTCTTATCCTGACTGCGAGATGGTATAATCATATAATCCTCATCACCTGCTGATGATGCAACAGTATTGATTAATTGCTCGTGTCCGATTGTTGGTGGATTAAATCGACCAAAAGCAATTGTGAGAGTCCCCTTTGTCTTAGGAACATCTGGTGGAGTTACAACTGGTGGTTGCTCTACTGGAGCAGATTGTTGAGCGGTAGGATCTGCTGCTTGCTGTTGTGCTGGATCTACTGCTGCTTGCTGTTGTGCTGGATCTACTGCTGGTTGCTGTTGCTGAGCGGTAGATGGATCTTGGAAATTAGGATCGGAAACATTTTTTTCTAACTCACTTTGAGCAGAATCTTTTGATCCTATAGATTGTCTTTTATTATAAAACTTAAGAGTTCCCTTTACAGTTTTTGCTACAAATTCACCACTTTTATCGTACCATCCACCGTGCCCATCACCCCTTAACCCAAGACGTTGAGCCTGTTGGACGGCAAGACTTGTTGCCGCTTCATTTAAAAACTGAAAAAAACTTTTCATCCTTTATCCCAATTCTTTGCGATTGTGAAGTTTGCCTTACTAAATTCCAAACGATCAACAAGTTTAAGTGCTGATCCATCTCTAATTGCAACAAACCCTTCGGGGGCAGTTACCTTATACCCATCCTCAGTTTGCAAAAATGTTCCAAAAGTTTTAACCTTTGCCAATTGATTAACAATCATTGCTTTAGCAGTCTGAAGATTCATATAAGAAGCAACCGTCATATAAATTGCATTCTCATTTGTTTTAATAAAAGCAAGACCTTCTCTTTTCATTTGTAAATATTTATCTTGCGCGGCTTTTGTCTTTTTAGACAAAACTTCTTTATCTAAAAGTTGAATATAATACCCCGCAAAATTACGTGCAACATCACGAGAATTAGTAAGACCCTGTCCGCTCTTAATATAAGTATTGAAATACTGCTTAAAAAGAGTTGTCATTAAAAATTTTGAACTGCCAGTTGAACTCAAAATATTCAAGAACGTAGATGCTTGACGCAAAGATCCTTCAGCACGATTAACTGCTGCAGTATATAAACGTAGTTGTTCTGTAGTAAAAGAAGCAGCTCCTGTTGCATCTGTAAAAGATGCTGTTGCAACATAAACATTAGAACTAGGAGTGAGATTATCAATATCTACCCCAAAGGTTGCTGACATTTCGGCAATAGAAGGTCCAGTATAACGAGTATGGAAAACAATTCCCATCTTTGCATTGGAAATCTTATTTCCAAAATCACTTTCAGAAGGAACAGTATATGTGATAGTATTAGGACGAAAAGCAATCACACTTTCACCATTAATAATTCTAGACTGTTTATCATTGGTGAAAAGAAGATCTCCCTGAAGAACTCCTCTAATATTAAGATTTGAAAGATATTGAAGACAAGTTCTTAACTTAGCAGCAAGTTGTCCTTCCTCACCATAAAACTTAGTAATGTCGGCAACAGTGTAGCAAAGTTTTGGTTCAGTTTTTGCAAATACCGACTTAGTACCTACAAAGAATTTATTATTCTCAGGATTGATACCACAAACAATTGCAGGAGCACCGTCCCACTTTGTAGTAATTGCAACTGAAGATGCTTGATGTGAAAGAAACTTCCCAAGTTCGCGGAGAAATGCAATCGCATTCATTCCACCCACTGAACCGTTATTCAGGATGTCGTCTTCTAAGTGTTCGAGGTGTGTGTTTTTTGCCATGTCTGTATTATATACCAATACTTGGGTTGGTGGGTGCGTGAGTGGACGGTTTCACAACTGGAACCCCATCTTGTCGGATTTCGATGCGTATCCATTTTTAGATCTTAATTTTACCAAACCAATTGAAGAGGATCCCGCTGCCTTTAGTCCTTCAAATTTAGGTTGTTTTGTATTTCTATCAATTGATAATTTGACAAAAACAATCTCTTCGGAAAGAGTATCTTTAATCATATTCGTAAATCTGCCAGAATTAGCCCTAGAATACTCAACTATTTTTTTCTCACAAACATAAGATAACTGCATTGTTGTTGGTTTTTGATTTTTTGGCAAAATACTCAATCTTGCATCACTTTTAATTAATGAAGAAAATGGTGCAGTATTTGTAATTGTACTATTACCAGATGATATTGCCAAAGCAGCTGCTTGGTCCGTAATACTACCCAATATCATTGCCCCAACAAATGGACCATTCATCATAGTATTATTATTAATGGCATCCAAAATTTTAAATTCTACAGCATTTTGATACTTATTCAAAAGGAATGGACTTTCTTTAATTTTTTTAACTATCATATCAACTTTAAGTACATTTGATGTTCCTGTTGCTTTTGCAGAGATAGGAATCCTTTTACCATCAGTTCTTATTAAGTAATAGTCTAACAATGGTTCAGTTGCACTAGTAGGAATAAAAATTTTCGAACTTGTAGTAATACCAAGACCAAATTTAGTTAATAATCCCCTTTTTATACAATGAATAGGTCCTAAAACTTCACCAAAATATTTTGTAATATCTGCAAGCGGAAGATCATTTATATCATATCCACCAAAATTTGCAGTTCCAGTTTCGGAATAAGAAACAAGATCTAGCAAATATGTTTCCAGATCTCCAGTTATATCACTTCTACTTTTAATTTGTTCCTTAACAGTCCGAATATAATCGGAGATACCATATTCTATACCAACAATTCCAAATGCTTGCGGTTGTAAATTAACAGTAGTTAAAGATTTTGGTTTTGTCAGATTATCTACATTAGTATAAACAATATCTTTCCCATATCTTACTGCAACTCTTGTATGAGATTCGGATAATGCATCAATATAAACAACACTAGACCCAGTAGGTAAAGAACCTACAGATCTAGTTTCACCATAGTTATAATAGGGCGCAGATTTTTTAACTACTGTAGAACGATCTGATCCTCTCCAGTTTTTATTCCAGTTATCAACACCTGTGCTTGCAGCCATTGGCTTTTAATTTTATTTAGTGCCCGTGAGTAGATTCGAACTACCACTGTATGGATTCTAAGTCCACCTTCTCTACCGTTGGAATACACGGGCAAAATGGAGGATTGAAATCCTCATTAAAAAGAACTCCAATACTGAGTCGGTAACAACCCAGATTCAAATTCTAAAAGATTTTCCTTCAATGTTAAAATAACATCTCCAGCAATACACATTCTATTATAGTTTCTACCACTGGAAGTATAATGATTTATTTTACCAGGAAAAATCAATAAAGTCTCTGGTAAAGGTTGGACCCTATGCGTCAAACTGTTTATTCCGTCCCTCTCCGTACAGAAAGAAAATGAATCACCAAACCATTCATTTGGATTACCAAATTTAAAAACTAATGGATCATTCTTCTCAACATTCAGATAATAAACAAAACTGATATGAGAACAGGAGTGATAATGAGGGGGAACATTGAATTTAGGGTCACAGACAGTATACCAACTTTTTACAAAATTTAGATCATATTTGCTTAAATCAAAACTAAAAAGTTTGGCATATTCTTCAATTTTAAGTCTAACCTCTTTAAAAAAAGGTGCAAACTTTGGATCTTTATGAACCAATACCTTACCATTAAGTTCGCCAGTAATTAATCCTTTGCTACTGTCAAAAGAATGATCCTTATAATATTTTATGAGGGTTCTTCTGAAACCAGGGATGGAAGTTTCACAAACAACTAATGGGGCGAACGCATGGACTTTCATACACCTAAAACAGCACCAAGATCAGCATCAATATCTCGAATTACTGAACGAATATCAGAAATACGAGGAGGAACAGAAGTCTCATCGTAGGTATAGTCTTTTTGATGCTCAAAAAGAAGTTGACGAACTGCAGCAGCGCATCTCGCATCCATTTTAATTGTTACTCTCTTTTCTTTAGTCACAGGTCTCCCTCAACACGATTTTCAGAACGATAAACATCAAAACTACCAGCAGGATAACGAGCACTCAGTTTCTCATAGTTCATTTGAAGAACCTCATCAAAATTAGTATCTAGTGCCATACATGCTTGTGCAAGATACCAGCACAAGTCCCCAAGTTCACGCTTCATATGAAAGATGTTATCTTCAGTATAAGGTTTTCCTTGAAGAAAAATCTTTTTGACTACTTCGGTAAATTCACCTGCTTCGGCACTCATACCAAATGCAGCAGTTAGAAGACGAGAAACATCAGCACCTTGTCCTTCTAGTTCATTCAAACGCTCAACAAGTTTTGGATATTCACTGCTTGCTGGACTGGTGGTTTGACGAACGAACTCGATATATTTGTTAGAATCAATAGTTGCCATATTTAAAATTTAAATCCTTCGAATGATTTTTTGGGTTTCTTTTCTTCGTAATTATACTCCTCTTCCTGCCCGCTGTCAAGTAGGTCCTTTTGTGCCGATTGTTCCACATCATAAAGTCTCATCTTGGCACGGTCAATACCAACCACAAAACGTTTGAATACTGTTGGATCATTATAACGGTTCTTCAATTGCTTGACCATGATTTGACCCAACCCCTCCAACTCTTCTGTAGAAATAAGGGCAAACATAAGATCAGCAGTAGCAGGGAGACCAAAGGACTCACTAGTATCAGTAAGTTCAACATCAGAGTTACCA